TGGTATGAGAATTATGCAACGTCCTCAAGGTACTAAAAAATTTAAAACTAAAGAAGAGTTAAATACTTTTATGGCAATGACTTTTATTGAAAATATTTGGTGCTTTGGAGAGAAAATTGACTTGTTTAAGACTAGTAGATTGGGAACACTAGAAGACTTTATAGGATAAATATATGTATGGGGGATTTGATAACTAAAGTTATAATAGGTAGTCTAACTATACTAGCAATATTCTTTTTTATTACTTGGATGTTGGAGTATGTTATTTAATTATAGTATGTTTGGGTATTAATGATAGAGAAACGTGAGAATAACAGTATATAGACAATCAGATGATTATATTAGTCATAATTTTTTACCAAAGGAACTTGACTTGGTGAAGGAATTATGTTATATTAATGATATAAAATTTTATGTATTATCATATACGGAACAGGAGATGAGTGAGTATGAAAGACTTTCTAAAAGAAATTATTAAAGAAACAGGAAATGAATATGCTAGTTTAGCAAGTGAAGGTATCACAGCAGGTGATGTTACTTCATTTATAGATACAGGTTCTTATTCTTTTAATGCTCTTCTTTCAGGTTCAATTTATGGTGGATTACCAGGCAATCGTATTACTGCAATCGCAGGAGAAGCTGCTACAGGTAAAACATTTTTCGCATTAGGAATAATCAAACATTTTTTAGATAAAGACAAAGACGCAGGTGTTGTTCTGTTTGAATCAGAAAATGCAGTATCAAAAGATATGATAGAGGCAAGAGGTGTTGATAGTAAAAGAGTTGTAGTAGTACCAGTATCAACTGTACAAGAATTTAGAAGTCAAGTACTAAAAATACTTGACAAATATTTAGAACAAGAAGAAAAAGATAGACAACCTTTAATGTTTGTGTTAGATAGTTTAGGAATGTTATCTACTACAAAAGAAATGCAAGACACAGCAGAAGGTAAAGAAACAAGAGATATGACAAGGGCACAAATTGTCAAATCTACATTTAGAGTTTTAACACTTAAACTAGGACAAGCAAATATTCCTTTGTTAATGACCAACCATACTTATGATGTGATTGGTTCTATGTTCCCACAAAAAGAAATGGGTGGCGGTTCAGGATTGAAATACGCTGCTTCATCAATTATCTATTTAAGTAAACGAAAAGAGAAATTAGGCACCGAGGTTATCGGAAATATTATTCATTGTAAAATATATAAATCAAGAATTACTAAAGAAAATGCTAAAGTGGATGTTAAGTTAACTTATAAACACGGTTTGGATAAGCATTATGGACTATTAGAACTAGGAGAAGAGGCAGGTATCTTTAAGAAAGTATCAACAAGATATCAAATGCCAGATGGTTCTAAAGTATTTGGTAAACAAATTAATGATAATCCAGATAAGTATTTTACAAAGGAAATATTAAAACAAATAGATGAATTCGCAAACAAAAAATTCACATACGGATCAGACGAAGAGTAAAAGTTACACCTTTGCTCAAAGAGAAGGTGATGATTTTTCCTGTATTAAAATTACAGAAGGTGTATTTAAAGATGTAATTTACAAGTATGGAAAAGTACAATTCGCAAGTAAAGAAACAGCAGATGGTAAAATGCCTTTGCGTTTTAATTATGAAGTTATGAAAAATCTCAAAAACGTAGATACAAAAAGTGAAAATTTTAGAAATAAAATTGGAGACATATTAGTTGAGGTTATGGAGGAACAATTGAAGGATGGAAAATTCTCAATTATCAATAGTAAAGAATAATGATTAGAACAGTTAATGTAGGTGAAACAAAATTACCAATTGAAGAATTATACTTAACTTTTATAACAGATAAGTTAAGAAATGATTATGGATTTTTAGAGTCTACTAGGACTAATATTCCAGTTAATAATAAAAATAAAATTATGCCTATGTACACTTACCCTTGTTATGAGTGGTTAGATAGTATTGATTGGACTGATAGTAAAGTATTTGAATTTGGTACAGGTTATAGTACAATATGGTGGCAAAATAAAAGAGCAGATTATTATGGTGTGGAAGATGATGGAGAATGGTATGATAGAATTATAAAATTAGGTTTTAAAAATGCAGATAGAATTTTAGTTAAAGAACAATTAAAAGTTAAATATGAAACTGACTTAAAAAAATATATGAAAGCAATATATGATTATGATTTTAAATTTGATGTTATAGTGATTGATGGTCAAGTTAGGTTTGATTGTATTAAACCTGCATTGGAAAAAATTAAAGATAATGGTATGATTATATTTGATAATAGCGATTGGCATAAAAGTTGTAAAGAAGAATTAGATAAAACAGATTTAATACCAATCCACTTTCACGGATTTAAAACATTGCACGTTGACAGTACAACTACTTCGTGTTATATTGGTAGAAAGTTTAATAAAAAAGCAAACCATATAATACCAATGGGTGGTACAATAAGAGAACAACATAGTACAGATAAGAGTATATTATAATGAACGAAAGAATAGAAACTACAATTTTAAATAATCTTTTCTTTCAAGAAGATTATACTAGAAAAGTATTACCATTTTTAAAAGAAGATTATTTTCCATTAAGAACTGAAAAGATTTTATTTTCAGAAATAGTTAAGTTTGTTCAAAAATATAATAATCTTCCAACGAAAGAAGCAATCATCATTGAATTATCTCAAAGAAAAGATATTAATGAAGATGAACATAATACATTAAAAGAAATTGTTAATTCTATATCTAAATTAGATTCTGATCCACAATGGTTGTTAGATACAACTGAAAAGTTTTGTAAAGACAGAGCAGTACATAATGCTGTATTAAGTGGTATTAGAATTTTAGATAAGAAAGATAGTAAGAGAACTCCAGAATCTATTCCTGGTATATTAGCAGACGCATTAGCAGTATCATTTGACCAACATATAGGGCACGATTATATAGGTGACGCTGAAGATAGATTTAAATGGTATCATACAAAAGAAACAAAATATCAATTTGATTTAGATTATATGAATAGAATTACCAAAGGTGGTGTTCCTAGTAAGACTTTGAACATTGCATTGGCAGGAACAGGTGTTGGTAAATCTTTGTTTATGTGTCATTGTGCGAGTGCATATTTACACAAGGTTTAAATGTTCTATACATTACTTTAGAAATGGCGGAGGAAAGAATTGCAGAAAGAATAGACGCAAATCTTTTAGATGTAACTATAGATGATTTACATACAATGCCAAAAGATTTATATGAAAATAAAATGGAAAAATTACGAAAGAAAACTGGTGGGACATTAATTATTAAAGAATATCCAACAGCGTCTGCTCATAGTGGACACTTTAGAGCATTGTTTAATGAACTTGCATTAAAGAAAAGTTTTAAAGCAGATGTAGTGTTTATAGATTATTTAAATATATGTGCGTCAAGTAGATTTAAAGGTGGCAATATAGGTTCTTATTTTTATATCAAGGCAATTGCTGAAGAGTTAAGAGGACTTGCAGTAGAATTTAATGTACCTTTGTTTTCTGCTACACAAACAACAAGAACTGGATTTGTTAGTACTGATATAGGATTAGAAGATACAGCAGAAAGTTTTGGATTACCTGCAACAGCAGACTTTATGTTTGCTTTAATTTCTAATGATGAATTAGAAGCATTAGGTCAAATGAAAATCAAACAATTAAAGAATAGATATAATGACCTAGCAGTCAATCGGTCATTTATCATAGGCGTTGATAGACCTAAAATGAGATTGTATGATGTAGGGCAACAAGCACAAAACATAGTTGACTCTAATCAAAAGGAAACAAAAGAAGAAAAAACTGCTTATGATAAGTTTTCTGATTTTAAAGTGTAATGAGAAGCATAGGTCATAAAGGAGTGACGTGGGACGGCAAGAGCCGAATAGCAACTAAACAGTATAGAGATAATTGGAATAATATCTTTAAGAAAAAGAAAAAAGAAAGAAGAAAAAATGAAAAAACAAAAAGTTCGGTTTAGTAGAGGTGATAAAAGACCTGCTATCTACAAGTATAAACTTTCTTATGAGAAGAAGTTAGTTAAACAAGGTAGAAAGATATTATGGCACGTTATTGAGAAACCAACCAATCAGATAGTTTCAGAATTCTTTTTTGAAGAAGACGCAGATAAATTAGCAAAGTTTCAAAATAAAAACAAAGTATGGCAAGAGAACGGTGGCATTGTCAAACACTTATGTTTTAAATCAGATTTAAAAACACTCTAAAACTCCAATATAAATAGTCATAGGAGAGATATATGGCAGTATTAGAGAAAGAATCTTTTATAAAAGGTATCACATTATCAAAAGCAAATCAAGGTCCTAATGTAGATGAAACTAGAGTTGCAATTGTTCATAAAATGATAAAGGAGAAAATACCTTTTACTTTAGGAAAAAGTGCAAGTGGGGCTAAAGTTTATGGACTCAATTTTTTGTCTAATGATAAGAAAAAACCTAACATCAACAATTGGCCGTATAGACTTACATATTCAACAGCAAAAAATGTCACAAAAGGTGATGTAAAAAATATAAAAACAGTATCAATAAGAGAAATTTTTAAAGGTCCAAATTTTGGTGGTGGTGGAAGCGGATCTAGTGGTGGTACTAAAGAAACAGCTTTAACAGAATCAGGACAGGCATATTATATGTCGTTAATATTTAATGTTACTAAAAGAGCATTAAGTTGTAAGGATGCTAATGATAAAAATATGGACAAGGCAATCAAATATGTGGATGCTACTATTCCTTATAAACAATTTTATGATGAAGGACCTGAAGATTGGTTAGACCAAGAAGTTTATATCAAAATAGCAAATAAAGTTTATGATGAATATAAAGGTAAACTTAAAGGTGATGTCTTCTGTCATAGAGGTTCAAAATTTACTAAAAATATTTATAAAGCAAAAGCAGTAGCACACGAAGCAGATAGGAAAAGAGATAAGCTTGCTCCTGGTTCATTTAGTAATGACAAATGGAACCCAGGTGATATATGGTTATCAAATTTACCAAAAACAGATGAACCATTAAAAGGTTGTAAAACTTTTTCTGAATTACAGAAATGTGTTTTAGATTTTTCAGGTGAAGGACAAAAAAAGACTGGTACTTTACTTGCTATTTCATTG